GCTGTCGGGGGAGCAAGAATCTGCCCTTACAGTGCGTGGTTGTTTAGTTACTACTACCCAATAGTTGGCCTCTGCGGAGGCCGATGATTTGGGACCCTGCCCCCCCCCTTACCTCATCAGCTCATCATGTCGAACCCTAGCAAAGCACCCACACAAGGAATCTTCAGGCAAGCGGACGTCCCCCCGGACGCCTACTACACCGAGTCGGTCGAGCAGCAGGTGTACTCGAAAGTCGCGAAGCGACCGGAGACCATCGCCAGCATGCTCGACGGGCTTGATATGGAGATTGCAAGCACGTTCAACATCCCTAAGGAGTTGACCGTCGACACGCGGGTACTTCAGAGTTCGAAGCCCGTGATGGCTACTGCCAAGTCTGGCAAGAAGTCGCTCCGTGTCCGTTCCGGACACGCGCGCGAGGCCACCATGGCCATGTTCCGACTCCTCCCTCACGAGGGTGTCGGAAACCAAGAGGAGGTGAGAGCGGCAATGCTTACCAAAATCCACGTGGATGGCGGTTCGGAGTATAGCCTGGGGCGGTTGCGGAAGTACTACCCCAAGCGGGGAGCCATCGTGGCTTCACCGCCCACCCGACGTGAGGCGGAGGGGGCGGTCTTCCGAAGCGGCGCCTACGTCAAGCACCTCCCGAAGCACGTAACCGTGCCATACCCTCTGGTCTCTACCGAGGAGATAAAGGGAGTGAAGGCCAATCCGAAGTCGGACAATGGCTTCCCTGTGCTCGGCCAGTTCGGTGAGCCGGAAGCGCAGGTGAAGTGCCTGGCTCTCGCCGTCTCGGTGCGGAAGGAGATAGTGGCGGCCTTCAAGCAGGCAGGCGGTGTCTGGGCATGGGTCCGGCGCCAGGAGAAGGGGCGACCCTGGCTGGTCACGTTCCGCGGCAAGGCCAAGGGCGACTACTACTCGCAGGAGAAGGTCGACGCCAACATGCTGCGGTTCTACAACGCGCTACCACGCCAGATCATGCTCAACATGCAGGTGGCGTCGCAGGCGCTCGAGCAGCTCAAGAGCAACATCGTCAAGGACGTGCGCTTCCACAGTTGCGCGGGAGTGTCTCTTGTGCACCGTGGAGCGGACCTGTTGGTCCGGCGGCTCGATGAGCAGCTCGTGAGCACGGGCGTGGGCTACGCGCACATGGGTGACGACAGTTGGGTCGCGAAGAGGGTGGGAGACCACCTGATCATGTTCGCACTCGACTGTTCAAGCTTCGACCTCACGCAGCACGCTGACACGACCAAGCACGTCCACCAGTGTGTGCGCGAGCAGCTGGCGGCCATCGATGCCGCCGCCGCGGACCTCTGGTACTCCTTAGCGAGGCAGCGCAATGTCGTCCTCGCTGGAGGAGTGGTGCGTACGCTGAGGCACGCGGGTCCCTCGGGCATGCCGCTGCAGAGCCTCGTCAATGATATCCTCATGGATATCTTGATCGAGCGCGCTTCTGCAGGCATCTCGAGGCTACCAGTGCAGCGTGGCGACGCGCCCAGCGAGGCTGCGGTCAACGGCGTCCTGCAGAAGGTGGGCAGCGACATGGGCTTTGTCATCAAGGTGGAGCAGTACCGCAAGGTTCCGCTCCAGACGATCCACACCGCTCTGGTCACGACGCCCTTCCTCTTCCTGGGCTACTGGTTCTGGCGCGGACGTGATTGTGAGGCGGTATTCCCGTACTGTGACATCGCAAGGACCATGGCACAGCTGCCGTACCCCAGCCTGAAGTGGCAAGATAGGGAGATGCTCCTGGCTTCCGAGGCCATGCGACTCGGCTCCATCGCGCTGAGCGCAGGGCTGCCGCCGCCGGAGCATTTCCCGGCCCACCAGGCTCTCGTCGATGTGGCGCTCCACAAGCTCATTAAAGCTGTGGAGACATACGGCGACCTGACGGACGACAAGCTCCGCTGGGCTGTGCAGATGTCAGCCTTCGGCCCTGAGACCCTGTCTCCTAGCCTGTCAGGGCTCTATCGGGCCCTCCTGGAGAGGCGATACAGCCTCTGGGCGAACCCCCCCTCTACCGAGAAGGGTGAGGAGGAGACGGAGTTGCCCTCGACCTCCATGCTGACCTGGGCCGAGCAGGCCGAAGAGGAGGAGGAGGAGGAGCGCACCGCCGCGGGTTATCGCGTACCCGTAGCCTTGGCCCTCCCCGATGCGTACCCCCTCATCGGCAGCCTGGGGCTGCACATCAAGACCCACCCGCCTACGGCGGGGAATGATGGTCGGCCTGGCCCGACAGCGGAGTGGCTGCCCGATAGACCCAAGGCCCCGCGCAAGCCCGGACGCCTCCTACAGCCCTACGCCAATCGCATCCGTCATGTCCTCGGTGCTGACGAGGAGGAGGACGCGGAGGTGGACTACGAGCTCTACCCCTCACTCGAGGAGACCGAGTTCACCAAGTACGAGGACGACGCGTACCGTGCTGCCAAGGAGTTCGGAGAGCTTGACTCGGATGCGGAGTCTGCCTACTATGGCTCTGACGACGAAGACTCAGTCCTCTCGGAGGACGAGTTTCGCCGCCGTATGGGACACTACTAAAGTGTCCCATGCCCATTTCCTTTAATGCGACCGAGGGATCGGTCGAGCCGGAGGGACCGGCGACGCAGGCGTGCGAAAACGCGAAGAGCGAGAGAAGACTCTCGAGTCATTCCCCTCTCGCATGCATATGCATATATATTTTGAT